GCAAACAAGTGTATCTCTTATCAATCCTTTAGGTTCAAACTTCCCCAACTTCTGTAAGACAGGGATGTCATACTTAATGATGTTGTGACCAACAATCAGTTCAGCTTCCTCAAGTTTAGGTACTCCTTCAGACCAGATACCATTACCTGTGTATCCAGTTATCTCTCCAGTATCTATATTCTTGAGGACTAAACAGTGAACGGTGGTCACCTCATCCATAAGTCCATTGGTTTCTATGTCAAAGACATATCGCATACTAAATCCGTTAAATCTGGTTTCTGATAATTCTTACCCTTCATCACTTTTCCTTTGTCATCTTTGACAGGCTTGCCCTTTACTAACTTACTCATGTTAGAGGCATGAACACGATTAAAGGCAGGTTCTATGGCTAATCCAAAAGTTACTGCAAAGCCTGAGAGGACATACTGAAGGTCACAAAGTTCTTTAAGGATTTGTGTCTTAGTAACAAAAGAAACTGAACCTTTGTTATCACATTCCTCTATAGCAATCCGAACTTCATCTTCCACTTCCTTAAACTCTTCCTTCAGTAGTGCCATTCGCAACCTTAGAAGGTCTGCTGAATAGTCAACATTGATGTCCTGTCCCATAGCTCTTTGAAACTCACACACCTTGTCTTCGTTAGTTTTATATTTCATGTGCATTAAAACTCCTCTACTTTCTCTTCATTGAAATCTGGATTACACTCATGCAAACGTCCTGTGAGTGGATTATAATTAACATGACAACACACACCTGTCTCACCACTAAATCTATTCTTTAGTATTCTAACCTGTGTCTTGTTGGCATCCTCTCCTTGTTGGTTTCTTTCTAAGCCAATCACCATATCAGACAGCTGAGCTATAGCATGACTTCCTCTAAGCTGAGAAAGAGAAGTGACTGCCCCTTCCTCATGTCCTCTGTTACCTTCAGGTCTTTTGAGGTGAGATACTAATATCAACCCTACACCTGTTTCTTGAACAAGAGTTCTGAGCATAGTCATAGCATTATCTATAAGTCTTCTTTCGTCACCATCCCCAAGACCAGAAACCACAATGGAAATATGGTCAAGAATAATCCAAGAACACTCCTCTCCTTGGGCGAGATAACGTATTCTGCTAATGAGGTTTTCGATAGAAGTACTGCCATAAGAATCGTAGAAAAATACCCTACCCATGCCGATGCAGCTATTATAAGCATCCAATAACTCAGACTTTTCCACAGAAACACTACCAAGATGTAAAGGTCTATCCATATGTAGTCCCATAAGTCCAAGAGCAGTCCTCTTAACTGTCTCTTCCAACATGATAAATCCAACTCTCTCTCCTTGCTTGATTAGGTTAAAACCAATCTCACGAACAAAGGCAGATTTACCTATGCCTGAACCTGCAGTAATCGTTGTAAGCTCTGACTTCCTCAGACCATGAGTCTTCTCGTTAAGTCCCACATAAGGATAATCAACACTGTGAACTAACTCCTGATTTGAGATGGTATGCCAAAGGTCTTCACCATTAACAATGCCATCAGGACGGTAGGTCTTAGCTTCCCATATCGAACTTATAAGTTCTGATATTCTTCCTTGCTGAACCATCTCATTAGCATCTTTGAGAGGTAGTCTAGCAATCTTTGCTTTGCCAGTGCTTAATACAGAGGCACAGGATTGGGCTGCTTTTTGACCTGCATCATCCATGTCGAACATGAGTACAACAGTTTCAAACTTCTCCAACCACTCCAGAGATTTCTGGATGTCTCGCTTTGCTCCTTGTGCTCCGTTCCTTACCGATACACAAGCCCACTTATTACCTTGAGCCATACTGACAGAGAGACAATCTATCTCACCCTCAGTAACTACTATCATCTTTCCACCATCTCTCCATAACCACTCGCCATAGAGTCCTGTAGGCTCTCCTATCCATTGGAAAGTCTTATCAGGCATCCTAATTTTTTGGGCTAAAACTTTTTGGTTGTTGTAGTAGTTTGCTATATGACATTTCTTTCCATTGTGTTCGCCCATTCGGTAGTCAAACTTCTGGCAGGTTTCCAAGTTGATACCTCTTTTCGCCAAAGGTTTGACTTCCCCTTTCTTGAATACAGTTTCTTGCTCTTTACCACCTTTTGACGGTACTGAGTCAAACTTCTCGCCATTGGGTTGCGTACTTTCCATTCCTTCTTCTTTCTCATAATAACCACATCCAAAACAAAAACCGTGTCCATCAGAGTACCTTCCAAGATTATCTCTTGAACCACACTTAGGACACGGCTCGTGACGAACACAAACAGAATTACTTTCTGCTTGCATTCCATTCTCCTACGTTAAATGAAGGACACGCTTTTGATGAAACATCATTGTGTCCAATTATCTCAACACCAGAATATTTTTCTTCAAGCATATCGACAGTAGTTTCTAGGGTAATCCACTGTTCATCTGTAAAGTTGTCTTCAGGTTTCATGTTTTCATCAACTCCACCAACCATACAAATTCCTACTGAGTTTGCATTGTTGCCTTTAGCATGAGCACCAACATCTTCAATGTCTCTGCCATCCTCAAGTTTACCATCTCTCCTGATAACGTAGTGATAACCAATCTTTAGCCATCCCTTTTCTCTATGCCATCTGTCTATATCTGATGCACCTATATCCATAGTTGGCTTAGTTGCCGAACAATGAATAATAATCTTTTCTGTTCTATTTCTTTTTGCCATTAAATAATTTTTTGACTGCCTCCATCTGTTTGGGTTTGGGTTGTTCATAAATCCAGTCGGTAGGGATGCTTTTATCTGCATAGTTAAATCCAAATCTTTCACACCACATTCCATAAGTTGTACTGGATTTCTTTCCAATCTTTGTTCTCGAATTACTGAAAACAAATCTTATATCTAAGTGTGGGTTTTGTTCCTTAATGAGCTTATGTTTTGACCTGTCACTACTAAGAAACTGTCCTTTAGTTTCTACAATCACACCATTAGGTAAAACAAAGTCTGGTTTGTATTTACTTGGTGGCTTCCTGTATATAACCCAACCTGAAGGTTCGTATGAAAACTTAACTCCAAGTTGGGTTAACTCGCTTGCGACTTTTACTTCAAGACCACTTCGATACTCTCTCTTAGAAGTCTTCTTCATTGTCGCTAAATTCAGTAGCAGTAGGAGCATTATCCGTAGCTTCATAACCTGACGTAGATTCAAAGCCATAAGATGTTGCGTTAGAAGCATCAGCTTTAATTAGGTCAATGATTTGTACTGCCTTTAATCTGAGAGACACACCTACTCCTACTGCAGAAACAAAGTAAGGAATTAAGTCAGCAGAAACACGGAGGATTGAACCTCCCCAAACGCTTTCCACTTCCTGTAGGTAGTTACCTTTAGCATCAAATAGTTTTGGCTTCATGGTAACTGTCCTACCATCCTTAGTAGTCAGTTGTGCTTTGTTCTTGAATTTGAAAACACAACGTCCAGTTAAGTTTCCGTTTTCGTCAGTTTCTTCTTCGTAAGGTAACTGAGCCTCTCTTGGTTTTTTACCTTGAGGAGCAAGTGCTCTAGCTTTCTCTAAAGCTTCCTCAATTTTACTAATAATAGGTGTAGCATCATCTTTTTCTAAAGAGAGGTTCACCTTGTATTCCCCTATTGGGTTAAACTTTGTGTTAGGCTCTGTCAGGTAAGGAAAAATTGCTTTTCCTGACGGAGTAACGATATTTATAAAGTCTTTTTTAGCCATTAAAATGGTTCTCCATAATTTCTGTTTCTATTATAAACCCATAGGTTTCAACTGCTTTAACTTGAATATCCAATGGAACTTGAATATCCAACTCTTCATATAATTCTATTATTTCTTCCATAGTTTTCTCCTATAGGGTTCAGACCAACAGAACCTTCTGTCAGTCTAATATGCACCCTATTAATTTGTTAGTGGAAACAATGCCTTAGTGGATTGTTAAGCGAAAAAGAAATGGCTCTCTTCTACCACCTCTATGTCCAAGTCACCCTTTGCAGGTGTCTCAGCTAAGTCTTTATGTTTGTGTTCAGGTAGGATGTCCATAAGGTCAGATTTAAAGTCCTCTAAAACATCACACTGTTTATACATTTCTACAAAAGCTTTCCGTAAACACCACCATAACTGACCTGCATCTGAGGCATGAGTACCGTAACTGTCGTGTACCATAGCAAAGTTATGAATATCACACTGTTGGGCTACGTTAATCGTAATCATCATGTGACTAGCATCAATGCTATGAACAAAGTTAGGGCTTATTCCGTTTGCCTGTCTGTTTTTGTCAATCTTACCTGTCTCTTTATAAATCATAGGTTGAAAGATAGACCCTAAGAGTTTGGTCTTAATACGATAAGGTTTAGTAGCCTTGTAAGCCTGTAGTACAGGGAAGTTAACAGGAGTGTCCCAACGTATAGGTAATCCCTCCGAACTAGCAATCCTAGATGCCCTTTGTAACCATGCCATAGCATCAGTTGCAGCATGAACTACTTCAGCTATAGAGTCCCATATAACTTTGGCAAGAAAGATGGAAGCCTTGAAAGCATCCTCTCCAAAAGGATGGAGGTTACCCTTCTCTCTCTGCTCTACTAAGTAATCCATAACAAAGTCAGAGAAAGAGTATTGCTTTCCACCATAAGGCAACACCATACAAGGACGTTTAGTACATCCTCTGGCAACACCAAACTCTAACCATAGTTTTGCAAAGTGGTCATCCATAGTTTTAAGTTTATCAGTCACCTTGTCAGCTACCTTCTGGTAGATGTCTTGAGGTTCATCCATAGGAATAAGATTAACTTCCTTACCTGTAGTAGAGCTTCTCAACATGGCTGCAAAATGCTGAAGACCATTGCAAGAACCATCTGCTGCAATAGGTAAGTGGGAAACAAAACCTTCCCCCTCTTCTATCCATCCTTGCCACTCCTTACAGAATGCTAGGAACTGGAAGGGAGAGTCAGCTTCCTTTGCCCACCATAGGTCAGACAGAGGGTCTTTGGCACAGGCTATTATTCTGTCTGTGTTCTCCTCTACCCAACCTACCCTCTCTTCTAAGGACACCTTATCAAAGCCAAAGGTATTTGCTCCCTGAATAGCTAGGTAACCTGCACTCTCTGAGTCGATAGGCTTGCCTATAGCAAACTTGAGTAAGGCTTTAGCAAAGTCAGTCCCTTGAGGATTGAGGTAATTAGGTACTGCATAGATACGTCCTCTGAAGTCGAGTTGGTATACCATGTAGAGGGCTTCCTCATCCTTGAACTTATCAGCTATCTGGATGGTCTTCCGTAACAAGAGCCTTTTGGAGTCCAAGCGATTGTTCTCCGTATGGATAATTACTGCTTCCCTTTTCCACTGTGTCCTAGCTTCCTTGTTGGTTGCTATGTCCAATGGCTTAGAGGGAATAGGATAATTTTCTGAGGGAGGTAAGGTAGGTAGTTCTATACCTGTATCCCAAATATCCTTGAGCACTCCTAAGATAAACTGATTAACCTTGAAGCCTGTCTTCTGCATGGCATTGACTGCTCCATAGACTTGGGGCATATCGAAATGCTTTAACTCAGATAGGTAGTTGTGGTTGTCAGTCTTCACTAAGGTAATAGGACGGATATTGTGCGTGTGATACCCACCCTCATAAGGTGAAGTCCAATCTTTAGGCTCTGCTATGCAAGGGTAAAACTCAGGCTTCATAATCTCCTTGAAAGCATTAAGGTCTTTGATTGCTTTCATGGTTTCATCTGAAGGTAACAAGAGTCTCCTTTTCTTACCATCCTTCATCATTATCTTATGAGTCAGGAGTCCTGTGTGCTGAATGGTCAAATCTATGAGAGCATTTCCAACAAGAAGTCTGTCTCTCTGTGTCCAAGACTGCCACTCGTTACCATCTCTCCTAGAAGCTTCGATAAGTTTCCTTCTCTTGTAGGAATAGGACGAACTTCTGGACTCCAAGTCCTTCATCACGACACTCAAAAGGTACGGATTGTTCTCCTCAAAGGTTCGTATCCTTATCTCATCCTCTAAAGCCATCCCTAGAGCTATAGAACTGGACGTATAAGCCCTTTGTCTGGTGATTTGGTTCAACACTACCCTCAAAGTTATAACGGCAGTTACAGAGGGTTCTAGGGAGGATACAAGGACTGCACCTGTTGCAGCTTTTCCTGCTCTACCTTCCATACAATCCTTGACATATCCCTCAATAGCGTTTTGGAGAGCTTCTAAGGTGGCACTCATCAGGTACTGACCATATGAGGTGGTACTCTCCTGTCCTCTCTCTGCCTTTTTAAAATTATTTTTGTGGTATCTTGTGACACCACTCTCACGCATCTCTTTTTCTAACAAGACTTGTCTATTGCTCGTT